CAACAGCTGCGCTCGGCGATGGCGCCGCCAGCAGGCGCGAAGACGGCTCCTGGTGCGCCTGCGGCCGCTCCCGGCCCTGGCACTGCGGCGCCGGCTACCCCTGCGGCTCCTGGACAGCCCGCAGCCCCTATCAAAGGGGGAACGAGCGATACCACCCTAGTGCCGCCGACGCCCGGCGCAGCCCCGCCGAATGTTCGCACCGGCACTCCCGCTACTCCGGCCGTTCCGGCCGCGCCTTCGACCGCTCCTGTCATCCGCGGCGGTACGGCAGGCCCTGGCGACACGATCATCGTGCCGACGGCGCCTGGGCAGCCTCCCGCACCTCCTGCTCCCGCGCCGGGGCAGCCTCCTCCTCCTCCTCCCGCGCAGCCCCCAGCTGGGGCTACCGATCGCGGCATGATGCTGTTCGCGCAGGGCATCGAGCAACGTTATGGCAAGACATCACCGGCAGAGATCGAGGCGCAGGCGACGGCGATCGCCAAGACTTTAGGCTATGGCGGCATCGTCAACATTTCTGGCGCCGGCACTGCCGAGCAGGAGCGCAAAGCCGTTCTCGCGGCGCTGCAACGCGGCGATGTGACCGGAGCCATGGGCTTCTCGCGTGGCGGCAATATCCTGCGCACGATGCTGCAGGACCCGCACCTCGACCCGGCGATCAAACAACGAATAACGCAAGCGATTCTCGTCGGCTCGCCGGAAACCAAAGGCGCCATTCCCGGCATCAAGACGATCGACATACCGCACATTGCCGACACCCGGCACATGCAAATGATGGGGCGGATCGCTCAGCGTGTTGCGGAGCTGAAGAATGCACCGGCGACGACCCCCAGCGATGTGACTATCAGATCCAGAGCAAATCAAACAGACATACAATTTCTTGCCGAGCGTGGTGGTCACAGCACAATCGCAATGCATCGGGACATGCCCGGTGAAACCGGGCATTTGAGTCCGGAATTTGCCGCTCGTCTGGCGAGCGCAGCGCAGGCCTATGAAGCGCAGACCGGCAAGAAAGCCGTGATCGGCGAAATGGATCGTGACTTAGCCACGCAGGCCGAATACTGGCGACGATATCAGAGGGGCGGAGCGATTGCGGCGCGGGCGACGATGCATGCGCCGCATATCAGAGGCGAAGCCACGGATCTGCCGGCGAGTGAATTTCGCGAATGGATGCACCACGGGCACGCGAAGCAATTTGGCATCAACTTTCCGGTCTGGGAAAAATACGGCAAAGATTATCCGCACAGCCAATTGGACCGCAGCTATCGCGGCAAGCCGTTCTATCAACCGGAGAAAAAGGAAGAGGATGCGGGAAAGCCGCAGAGCAGCTTGAGCAGTCATGCCAAGAGCGCTGGCATCCTGCCGCTGCCGGCCGCCGTAAAATCGAAGGTCGACGCCGCCCTGCGTATCGATCTCGAGGGTTTCCCCCGCGGCACCAAGACCAAGATGGCGGCCGATGGGATGTTCACCAAGACATCATTGCACCGGTCCATGACGGCTTGATGCGGATCAGAGATGGCCGACGAACAATTAAAACTTGTTGTTGAGGTTCTCACCAAGTCGGCCGCGTCGCTCACGGACATGCAGCGGCAGGTCCAGGCTATGGCCAATCAATGGGCCGCGGCCAACAAGCTTGCCAAGACGGGAGCTGAAGATCACGCCAAGGCCTTGTCCAAGCTGCGAGAGGAAGCAAACAAACTAGGCAACGACGTCAGAGGCATCCTGACGCCGGCAATGACGGCCTTCGGTATTACAACGCTTTCCGCGGCCGGCGCGGTCGCCGCCATTACCCGCTCGGTCGGCGACTTCGCCGAGCACGCGCGTAGGCTCTCCGGCGTCTCCAAAATCACTGGCATCCCCAAAGAGGCCATTGAGAGTTACGACGATGCCGCGCGGGTGATCGGCATCAGCGCCGAGGAGATGAATACCGGGCTGGTGCATTTCACCCGCATCCAGGACCAGTGGCACCGTCTCGGCCGCGGCCCACTCGCTGACTTCTTCGCGCAGCAACCAAAGGAAATTCGCGACTTTGGCATGGCCCTGCGTGCCGTGAAGGACCCGCTGGAAGCCGCCAAGCGCGCGATGGCGTTCCTGCAGGATGAGCGCATTCCCGCTATTCAACGTCTGCAGGCGGCCGAGCAATTCGGGTTTTCTGCTGCGATCGTCAGGACCAGCAAGAATGTTTATCAGCTCCAACAATTGCTGAAGGAAGACCGTCAGCTAAAGCCGCAAGATTGGGACAAGGTCGCTAGCGACTGGCTTTTGGCCAAAGCGCGGCTGGAGAACGTCTGGGATGATCTCAGCGATCATGTCGGTCATGCGATGGCGCCGGCGTTCACGCGCATGGCGAATGATCTGCGCGAATGGATCATCGCGCATCGCGAAGAGATCGAGGAGTTCGCTACCGACGTCAGCAAATGGATTGAGAGCATCAATTGGAAAGAGCTGAAGAGTGACGCGGAGGCTGTGGCTACGGTCTTTCGGAATATTGTCGCGGACATCATCCCGGTCGCCACGGCGATCAACGATGTCGTCAATGCGACGGTCGGCTGGAACAGAGTCATCGAAGCATATCTGGCGCTGCGGTTTGCCAATGCGATTGGTTCATTGCTGGCGCCGTTGACGGGCATTGCCGCACTGGGCGTGCCGCCGCTCTGGGTGTTGGCGTTGTTGGGACTGGCGGCTGGCTACGAGGCTGGCGAGGAAATTCGCAAGAACCTCAAAGAAGGAACGGGCATAGATCCTAATGCCGCTGATAAGCGGGAGCCGCCGAAGCGCACTGAGAAGCAGCGGAAACTGCTCGACGATATCAGGAAGGAGCGTGACGAGTGGATCGAGCGGGAAAAAGCAAGGGGCTTTCATCCTTCGAGCTTCAGCATTGCCGATGGCGGTGAGAATCCGCTGCTCGCCGGCCGCGGGCAAATGTTTCCAACGGAAGAGACACTCGGCGTCGGCCCCGGCGGTGCTTCCGATGCGATCGATACCATTGCCGCAGGCACCCGTAAGGGCGTCTACGACGGCATGATCGACTTCTGGCAATACATGAAAGGCGACAAGTCGGGCGGCGGCGGCGGCTTGTTCAGCAACGCGGCGTTTAGCCCGAGCAGCGGCGGCCGCGGCCCAGGCTCATTGCCCGACCTTGGCGCCGTGCCGCCGTTCCAGATCGGCAAGGAAGCGCTGGGTGCCGGTGAGAAGCCCGGGCAGTTCGGCGTTGCCGACATTAAAAGCGCAGTTACGGGTGCGGCAGAGGGCACTCCTAGCGGCGAGGGCAGTCCTTATTTGGCAAAGCAACGTGCTCAGATGTTTGCTGAATATGACAAATGGAGCCCAGTGCAAAAACGCACGCTCGCCAACATCATGATGATGGAAAATGCGCGTAGTCCGCAAGACGTGTTGGAGAGCTTAGCGAACCGCGTCCCTGGTGAGAAAGGGACGAAACTGAACCCGCACGGGACACTCTGGGAAGGTGTGAGCCGCGGATTTTATAGCACGTTCAGAGCGGCATATAATGCAGCTAGCGCTGGCAGGGGCAATCTCGGCATGCTTGAAAACGCCACTGGGAATGTCCGTGGCGGCAGTGATGTTCTTGAAGGTCGTTCTGATCAGGGCATGCTTACTGATCCCGGTCACCGTGAGCTAGTACACAATCCCGCCTTGGCGGCATATCGGCGGCTCAAGAAAATTCATGGTGAATGGTACAGCGACAAAAAAAGCATGGTGGAGTTTGGCCATGCTGAGCGTCGCCGCAAAGAAGCCTACGACGCAGAATATCGGCGCAACGCTGGAACTGCAGGAAACAAGGAAGCCGGCAACCCGCACGTCGATATCGGCAAGCTGATGCCCGGGCTGCAATTCGGTGGCATCGTCACCAAGCCGACCGTGGCTATGATCGGTGAGCGCGGCCCCGAAGCCGTCGTCCCGATCGATCCGCACCAACTGTCCTTCATCAAGGGCCTCGGCCAGGGCGAGACTGGGTTCAGCAGGAAGGAAGCCTACAGTACGTATTATAATCAGATTTCGACTAACAAGACGATGCGCGAACTCAAGGCGGCGGGGAAAGATCCCGAGCTCGGAGCTGATTGGGGATTTTTCCAGACCAACGCGGGACAAGTAGCGGACGCGATCAAGCACGGCATGGACCCAGACATCGCCAAGCATTTGCATGGTGGCGGCCGCGGCGGCACCTCCAGTGAAACCGATCAGATCCTGGCGATGCACCAATATCTGTTGATGAAATACCCGCACGAATACGGCGCTCTGCAGATGGGCGGCAAGGCAGTGTTCGAAGAGATGCGGTCGAAAGCAGCGAAGGAATGGTTCGCCCTGTCACGTAAGGAAAGAGGCCACAGCATCGTCGGCGAAGTAGCGAAGTCGCAATTCGACACTTCGCTCACCGCAGAGGCGCGCCAAGCTGGAATGCTGGACAGCCCAGGGCAACGAATTACCGGCAATGCCTCAGTGCGGATTGCGCTCGGCCAGCTCCCGCATCGTCCGGAACTGATGCGACCGACAGATGTCCCGCATCATCACTACCGTGGTGAAACCGCAGTGGCCAACCAGTGAGCGCTAATGCCCCTCACCTCCCGCACCGTGCTATTGCCCGCGTCATTTCGCGGCGTGCCGTTCCATGTGGAGGTCGATGCGCGCGGCGGCGGCCGACGTCTGGTGCCGAATGAGTTTCCGAAGAGAAATATTCCGTGGACCGAGGACATGGGCCGGCGTATCCGCCATTGGCCAGTGTCAGCTTATATCCTCTATTCGCCAGTGCTCGATCCGCAATGGCAGGCGCATCGCGACGGGCTGCTCTCGGCGCTCGAGGCTGACGGTGCCGGTATGCTGGTCCTGCCCACCGGCTTGCATATCATGAACGATGAGCCGCCGGGCATGGTCATGGTCGACCATTACACCGTCACGGAGCATCGCGAGAAGGCCGGCTACTGCGAATTCCAGATCGAGTTTATCGAGGCCGGCCGCGTCATCGCCGGCACGGCTTCGATGCTCGACACCCAAGGCGCAGTCAATAGCGCGGCCGAGAACGCGGCTACGAATCTGACGGGCTCGAGCGATTTTGCCGGCAATGCCATCGGCAGCGCCGGCCAGTTCGGAATCGCATCTACGACGACGGGCGCCTTCCCGGTCGGCGTCGGTTTTGGCGGCGGCGACACGACATCGACGACAATCGTTCCGGGGATGAATGACAGTCCGGCTGTGTCTAACGAACCGCCGCCGCCGCAAGGCACCGTCACTATCGGCCCGCTGCAAGTGCAATGAACAAGCGTCCGCTCAACGAAGCGACTGGCTTGGCGCAGCAGATCCTGCGGGCGGTGCTGGCGACGTGCGTCCATCCCTCAACGCCAAGCGGTGCCAAGCTGACCTGGATGTGCAGCTACATGACGGTCAATGCCGCCAACCAATTGAACCTGCCGCAGTCGCCGTTCTTTGCTAATTTCAGCGCTTGCTTCAATCAGGCTGTTGTCGCTGGCGCAACGTTCGCGCAGATCGATGTGGTGCGCGTCCTGGCCATGAGCCTGCAGCCAGTGTCGGGACTGGCCATTGCCGTCGTGAATTATGCAACGCGCATGGCGCTGATCGAGCAGGCCCTGATCCTGGCGGCGACGACGTTCAACAGCCGCGAGCAGATCGACGACTTCCTGAATCAGATCAACGCCTCTTGCAATGCCGCCGAAGAGATCGCCGCCGACAACCATGACAATGTCGCCTACACGTTGATGGTCAATCTCCACGGCGCGGTGGTCAATGATCTGTCGACGCGAGCGTTGCCGCTGCCAGAGATCGTGACCTTTAATTTCGCCGTGCGGTTGCCATCGCTGTTCCTGGCGCAGCGCATTTATCAAGATGCTTCACGAAATGACACCCTGGTGGCAATGAACCGGGTGTCGCATCCGGCCTTCATGCCGACTACGGTGCGCGGCCTGTCGGTTTGAAATGGCCTTCGACCCGCAACTCATTGCCAAGCTCGTCGCGGCGGGCGGCGAGTACACGACGTGGAAGTCGGTCGAGATGTCGCGGATGTTCGGCGAGTACGTATCGTATATGCGTTTTTCCGCCGTCGAGCCCATGGTCGGGCGTGCAAGTAAGGTTTTTCAATTAGTGCCCGGGGATGAGGCAAAGGGCTATCTGGCCGGACGGTTGGTTGTTTCCGGTAACGTGACGCTGCGGCAGGCGTCTTATGATGCGAAGAACCGCGGGATTACCATCATTGTCGCCGCGCATGGGCAAAATGTCGTGGCCGCGACGGTCGGCAACAAACCGGGCCAGTACATCAATCAAACGTTCCAGCAGATTGCCGCGGCAGTGTGCGGCAAAGTCGGCGTCGGTGTTACGGTACGGTCCTGCCCGGGTTCCGATATTCCTTTTCCGCGCATCTCGGAACAGCCCGGCGAAACGATTGCCGCATTCGTCACGCGATTGGCAATGCATCGCAATCTGCACGTCGTTGACAATCCGAGCGGCAATTTGATTTTCGGGCGCGGCAGCGGATCGAGCGGCGCCTCTCTTGTCGAGGGCGGCAACATCCTCGAGGCGCGGCTGACCCTCGACGATCAATACGCCGACGCGCAGATGTATCTCAACGGCCAGGATACCGGCGGCAGTGCCGACGGTGCTGCCGGCACGGCCGCGTCAGAAGTCACCGCAACGGACACGAATCCACTCGCTCCGGGTCGGCCGAAGACGGTCATTCCGCAATTGCCGGTGCAGCCGAACACGGCCAAGCTCTATCTGCACCACGAGGTTAATCTCGATCAGCTGCAGCAGGTCGAGGGGCGGATCACGGTGCCCGGATGGTTCGCCCCATCGGGTGATCTATGGATCGCCTATGTCGAGGACGGCGCGGTTGTCGGTGTTGATTCCCCGTCGCTGCTGCCCGACCGGATCAGAAACGAGCCGTTCCGGATCAAGGGCGTGCGCCACGTCCAGGACGATCAGCATGGCACTCATACCGAGATCATCATCACCAATGCAGCAGGTTTGCAGGGCGCTGACACTTTGAGTTCGCCGGGACCAATGTCGAGTGGGACCACGGGCACCACCAACCCTGCAGGACTGTAGCAGCCATGAAATTTGGATCGAGTGTTCGCACTACGGCCGACTGGCAGGGCGGCGCTTTTGCCCGCGCGTCCGTACAGCAAGTCGACGACAAGCAACTCGCGCAGGAGCTGACGCTGAACCTGCTCAACGGTGAAACGCAGCAGAAGCTTGAGCACATTCAACCGTACGGTCTGACGTATGTGCCGCTGAAGCCGGGCGAGGGCGGCAGCGGCCAGGATGAGCCCGGGGAAGGCGGCTCAGCCAACCCGAACGCTGTCGCTGAAGCGCTCGTCGTGTTTCATGCTAATCGTTCGCACGGCCTCGTATTACCGACCTGGGATCGACGCTATCGATTAGGCAGCGGCGAGGACCAGGACTCGCAGATGCAGCCCGGCGATGTCGCGCTGCATAATCATCAGACCCATCAGATCCACCTCCACGACAACGGTATCCATTCCTCGGTCCCGAACGATCACAGCCATGCCGAGCGCGTGCATAAGCAAGGCGACGACGTCAAAGGCAAGCTGGCGCAACTCCCCGGCTTCGCCAAAAAGAAGTTCGGGCAGACGCCCTGGCTGAAGAAAACACCGCACTCTTATAAATATCACGACAAGAACCTGCAGCAGGGACAGCATCCAAAAACGGTAAATCACCATGTCATCACCGGCGACGCGATACTGCCGGCGAGCGGCCAGGACGGTGACCCGCTAAGCCAACTGCCGGGGGTCGTGGCGCAGATGCAAACTGCGGCGAGCGGCGGCGCCCTGGTCGCCGTGCGCAATCTCGCGGGCCAAGCCAGCAGCCTCATCAGCCAATTGACCGGCGGCTCTGCCGGTGCCTCGGCGGCGATGATGGCGATGGTGCCGCAGCTCCAGGGCATGATGGGGCAATTGTCGGGCATCACCGGCCTTGCCGGCCTTAGTGGCATGATGGGTCAGCTGCAGGGTGTGATGGGTCAGTTTTCCGGCCTGATGGGTGGTTCGGGCCTCGGCAAGCTGTTCTCGCAGATCAAGCACATTCATTCGCTCGACGATCTCAAGGGGATTCTCCACAGTGCGTTTCAAGGTCAGCACACCACCAAATATACCAACAATGGTATCGCGACGGCGACCAGCGGCAATCGTACGACTTCGGCAAAAGCCATCAGTCACCACGGCAACACCTCGATCCAACCCGATCTCAAGGTCGCCAACAATGCCTTCCTCGGCAGCAAGGGCTGGCTCGGCCTGTCCGACGCCGATGTGAAAAGCAATATCGCGCCTTACGGCAGTTCACTCGTCGCCGTACTGCGACTCCAGGTGAAGAGCTTCAACAAACAAGCCATCTTTTACGACGACGACCACAATCCGATCATCAGCACCGATGCGCCGCCGGCGAGTTTCGGTCTGGTCGCGCAGGATGTGCAAGCGATCTTTCCGGATCTCGTCATTGCCGACAATGGCCTGTTGTACATCGACAACACCGCCATCGCGATGCTGCATCTGAACGCGTTCGTGGAGCATGCCGAGGACTACCAGCGGCGCATGATCGCCGTCGAGAATCGGGCCTTCTTCAGTTTCTGGCCAACCGTAGCGCCGGCTCTGAGCCTGACACTGTCCACGCCGACGGTCGCCGTCAATTTCACCGGGCTGGTGCTCACTTCGGCGCCGCCGCTGGTAACGCTTCGCCGGGTTGTAACGCCGGGCGCCGCCGCGCTGGCCCTCGCGCGCAATTCACCGACCAGGGCACCGTAACATGGCCGATATCCGCCTCGTGCCGACGCGCACGGCTGATGTTATCACCTTGGATTGGCTGCAGACGCCGCTCAACTTGATTGATGAAACAAACGAGCTGGCGACGGCAGTTATCATCGCCCTCTGCAGTGACGCGCAGGCGAACGAGGACGACGAGCTGCCAGATCCCAACAGCTCCGACTTGCGCGGCTGGTGGGGCGACGACCAAGCGGCCGAGATCTGGAACGGCTGGCCACTGGGCGCAAAGCTGTGGCTGCTCGAACGCTCGGCCATCATCGGTGAAGGCGCGCGTATCGGCGCGACGTCAGCGCGGGCGCAAGCCTATATCGCCGCGGCGATGCAGCCGTTTGTGGAAGCAAAGCTCTGCAGCCGCTTCACCGTCGACGTGCAACTGGTGCAGCAACCAGGATCGCAGCTGCAGCGGCTCGACGCGAGTGTTGTGCTCTACCGCGGGCCCAAGCAAGCGATCGCTCTCCAATTTCAAGATCTTTGGCGTCAACTCTTTCCCGGGCAGTCGCAGCTATGACGCATCTCAATGGCAACATGCACAGGGACTGCGCTCCAGTCCCGCTCGGGTTCCTGCGCTGGATCGTAGCGCAGGGCATCCTCGAGGTGGCGTCCGAGGACGAGATGAACGCCTTGGGCACCCTGTTCGTGCCCGAGTATCCGCGCGGGCGCAACGAAACCGCCGATGATTTCCGCGAGCGCTTGCGCGCTGTCGGCTCCGAGCTGCTGAGCAAGAACAAAATGCAGTAAAGGCCGATCCTCACCCTCGGAGTTTCGCATGCCGTGGCAAACGCCAACGCTAACGCAACTGCGGGCACTGAACCGCGACAACGTCACGGCGCAGCTGCGCTCCGGCCCGATGATCCCGAACTCGGTGCTGCGGGTCATGGCCGACAGCAACGCCGGCCTCGGTTATCTGACGCTCCTGTATCTCAATTGGCTGGCGCTGCAATTCCTGCCCGACACGGCAGAGGATGAATGGTTGGCGCGTTGGGCTAACCTGAAGAACGTGCCGGTCGGCAATGCCTCATACGCCAGCGGCTCAATCACCATCACCGGCATCGTCGGGATCATCTTGCCACAAGGAGCAACGCTGACGACGGCAGTCGGCACGCCAACCGGCGGCGTGCAGAACGTCACCTTCCAGACCATGCAAGCAGTAACCATGGGCGACCAGCCGACGGCGGTGGCGGTGACGGCGCTGACCGCCGGCAGCACCGGCCTCGAGGTTGGCACGGTGATGAGCTTTGACGTCGGCACCGCCGGGATCGACGGTCAGGCCACACTGTCATCGTTTACCGACGGCGTCGACGCTGAAACCAACACCGAGTTGCGGGCCAATGTGCTTGACGTGTTGCGGCAGCCGCCGATGGGCGGTGACGCCAACGATTACGTGCAATGGGCGAAACGCTTTCCCGGATGCACCAGGGCGTGGTGCTCGCCGCGGGAAATGGGCATTGGCACGGTCACGCTCCGCTTCATGATGGACCGGGTGCGCGCGACCGCAAATCCTATGACCAACGGCTTCCCGACCCCGGTCGATGTCGTAGCGATGCAGACCTGGATCGACTTCTTCCGGCCGGTGACGGTGCTCGATTGTTTTGTCGTCGCCCCCATTCCCGAACCGATCAATTTCACCCTGTCGCACATGCAGATCAACGGCAAGCCTGACATTGTGACGCCTTCGGAGATCGATCCTGCGGTCATGGCCAATGTCGTGCAGTCGGTGACGGCGATGTTGTTCAACAAGGGCAGTCCCGCCTGGGCACTGAACGGGATCACCCAGCCGGCGCAAGACATCGCTGCAGTCTGGGTTGCCGATGCCGTCTATCAGTCGGTCGGTGTTGATGCCTTCGATTTTGGCATGCCGCTCGCCGGCCAGCAGATCGACCATGTGATGCCGTCCCCGGGAGCGCTTGCCGTCCTCGGCAATATTAATCTCGGATAAGGCCAAACATGCAGGACCAGAACGCCCAGCCCGAAGACGTGCATGTGCGCCGGCTGGACGTCAACTATGCCCAGGCTTGGGCGGCACTGCTGCCGCAAGGCTCGGCGTGGCCGCGCGAGCCAGACAGCGTCCTGCAGCGCGTTATTCTCGGTCTATGCGGGATCTGGGGCGCCAACGACCAGTCAACAACAAACGTCGATGGGCGAGCTGCTGATCTGCTCGAGCGCGAGACTGATCCGCGCACTACGGTCGAGCTGCTGCCGGATTGGGAACGCGCGTTCGGGCTGCCCGATCTCTGTCTCGCCGAACCGCTGAGCATTGCCGATCGCCAGAAAGCGCTGACCGCGCGGGTGACGATGCTTGGCGGCCAATCGCGAAAATGGTTTCTCGATTACGCGACTTCGATTGGCTACGCGATCTGGATTATTGAGCATGCGCCGTACATGTGCGGCATCTCGACGGTAGGTGACACCACCAACTGGAACAACGAAGGCGCCATCTGGTATCGCTGGGAGCTTGGCCCGGAGACGATGCGGTTCTATTGGACGATCGCTCCGATGCACACGCGCCTGACGTGGTTCCGCACCGGCAGCGGTGGTGGTGAGGTCGGTGTCGATCATCTGCTGGAAATTGCCGAGGCGACCGATCTCGAGTGCGCGATGCAACGCTACCATCCCGGTCATACCCAACTCAATTTCGATTACGGCGGCCTGCAGCCTTTCAACAAATTCAGTGGCACACCCTGAAGGACTAATAGGAGCGTGCTATAAAATATCAGCAACCCTACAACAATCCCGACCCTAACGCCAGCTATATCAATGGCGATCCAACGATCGGGCTGCGCGGATCGATTATTCCCGCCGGCGCTGTCGAGGAGCCGCAGCGTGAGATCATCAACGCCATTCTTGCCGCTGGGCTGGTGCAGTCGGACAACGATCTGACGCAGCTGGTGCAGGCGATCGAGCTGCTTGGTCGCATTCCGTTCGTGGTCGATCAAGGGATCGTCAACAATCTGGTGGTCAATCCGGTTCCGGCAGTGACCGCATACGGCGGCAGCCAGCCGAAAATATTTGCCGTCGCTGTTGGCTACAGCAATACAGCTGGCGGCGTCGTCGTCAACATTTCTGGTCTGGGCAATGTGCCGCTGACGCGCACGACCGGTGCCCCGCTTTCCGCTAACGACCTCACCGCTGGCGGCATCATCATCATCGGCGAGAATGCAGCGGGGACTGGGTTTCAGCTGCTGTCGGTTCCTGGATCGCTGAACTTCCCGCAGCCGCAGCAGCTCTGGCACTACGGTGTCGATGTCGGCGCGACAAATGCGATCGTCGCCACCATCGATACGATCGGGACCTCGTGGCCAACTGGGTTGCCGGTAGCGATCAAGGTCGGGCACACGAATACCTCCGGCACCGTCACCGTCGCCTTGAACGGCTTGGCGACAGTGCCGTTGACGCGCGGCAGTGGCACGGTACTGCAGAATGGCGACATAGCCGCGGGCTATATCGCCCTTATGATTTTCGACGGTACGGAAGCCCAGCTCATCAACATTTTGAACGGCCTCGGCGGCGGTGCTGGCGGCAATGACCTGAGCGGACCAGATCGACCCTACTGGCTGGCGGTCAACAGCAGAACAGTCAGCTCACCGCCCGGTTCTCCGAATCTCGGCGACACCTATGTGATCCCGATCGGCGCCACCGGCGCCTGGGCCGGCTTGGACGGTCGGCTGGCGCAATGGAATGGCACTGGATGGGTCTATCGTGCTTACCCAGCGGCATCGGTCGTCGGCACTTCGGATGTGATGCGCTTTTATGAAAATATCGGGTCCAACGTCTGGCAAGAAATTCAAATGTGGTCGCTGGGCAAAGCGTTCTTTTATTGCCAGCTGTGATCGTGCGGCATTCGGAGAGGATTCATGACCATTCTCGCACAAAGCGACTTAACCGCCAACACCAACAATCTCGTGCTCGCTTTGGCGGCGGCAGCGACGGTGAACATCTTGCTCGCTAATCGTACCGGCAACGCGGTCAACGTCTCGCTGGCAGTGGTGCCGTCGGGCACTGGCTCACCGGGCAATCAGCACTGGATCGAATATCAATTGCCGCTTGACGGCAATATGCCGTTAGAGCGCGGCGGCATACCGTTGGGGACCGGTGATCAGATATTTGTGAATCCGTCAGGACCGGGTGTCGGTTGCACCGTCGTCGCAATCAACATCTGAGCCGTGAACAAACATTGGCCGGACAAATAGGAGGCGACCATTACTAGGTTCATCGGAATCCCGGACAGTGTCTACTCGGGACAGGTCGGCTTTCTCGACAAGGCCACGCTCAACGGCTACATCACCGGCAATGTAAAAGCCGGTGAGCTGTGCACGTTGCTCGAGGCGGCACAGATCGTGCGCACCGATCCGAACTTGCCGTGGTCGGCGATCAATCAAAGCGATCCGAGCCCTTATAAGGTGCTCAGTCCCGCACACTGGGAGAACATCGTTTTCACCTCGACGCTGACTGTGGCCAAGGCCTGCGGTTATACCAAGCGCTTGCTCAACCGCAATTACTGCGTGCCGCTGCAAACAGTAGCCGGCGTCGGCTTCAGTATCAGAACCGCGGCGGGATTGGAGGTTACCAATTTCATTCTGGTGTCTAGTGACGTCTCTACCTGCCCGCCATACTCGCTGCCGCTGAACAACGGCTATTTTGTTTTCATGTGGCATGTCAGCTCGACGCTGAAGTTCACGATTCATGACGGGCTTGGCAATCTCATCAGGTCGGCGGTATCGATCACAACGATCTGCTCGACCGCCAACATGGTGCCGTGGCATGGTCATTGTCTGCTCGCCAACGGCAATTGGGCGATCACCTGGGCGACCACCGGCGGCGTGTTGCAGGGCGCGATCTACGATCCCACCGGCCTCGTCATCCTGGCCCCGTTCACGATCGATCCGTCATGTCAGGGTTATGCGCACTTCTGCACGTCCTGCGCCAATGGCGATTTTTTGGTCGGCTGCTTTGATTCTTCGCATACGCGGCATTCGTGCTATCGCGTGAGCAACAGCGGGACAGTGATATTTGGGCCGATTCATCGCAGTACCGCAACCGCGCCTTTTGCTGCCCCGGATGCGGCGCGGCAGCATAGTCAAGACAACAGATGCATCGAACTCGCTGGGCCACTGCCAAATCCGAATTTCTGCTGGATGCTGCCGGATTCCGACGGCTACTGCAAAGGGCATGTGCACGATTATCTCGGCAATCTGGTGCGCATATGCGATGTCGGTGCGACCTATCACGACAATCACAAACAGGAGCCAATATGTTGGACGCCGCAGGGGTTCTGCCACACCCACTGCGTTGGTACGTCGCCATCCACGTATTGCTCATTTTTTGACTGGTTCGGCAATCCTATAGGCCAGAACAAGGACATCGATGATGGCGCGCATATTTTCCCGGTCGGATCGACGCCCGTGGTCTTTCATTATTCAGGCTGGTGCGGCAGCGGCATCGTGCATTCGCGCTATGCGTTTTTTGGTGGCTGTGAGCACCGCCTGATTCATTGTGACCCGCTCGGCAATGTGATCGGTATACCGTTCAACCCACAAGAATTCGGTTCGGATGACATCTGCAGTCCACATCCCTGCGTCGATTGGGATGGCACCTGCAAAATTACTTATTTCACCTCGGTCAAGCTTTTGGTCGCTGCGGTCATCGTCAAGGTCGGCAGATCCTCGGTCATCGGCGTGGCCCAGGCCGATGCCACCAACGGCAATCCAGTGACCATCGTCGGTCAAGGGTTTTTCAAGTTGCCATTGACTCAAGTGTTTGGTCCCGGTGTCGCTTTTGATCAACGGGTAGCGCCGGTTCCGGGCTGCCGCGGTGTGGTCGGCGGCAGCAATGCAATTCTGTTCGGGTGGTCGGGACCGGTGGTTGGTCTGCCGCCGCCCATGCCTTCGGCACCGTCACCGCAAGCGCCACCACTGCAGGCCGTCCTGGTGACGCAGACGACTTCCAAGGCACCTGTGGCACCCGCGGCAGCTGCGGGCAGCTGACGTCGTGGATACTGTTAACATTCAGGCCGTCAGCAACGGGACATTCGTGTTCTCGCGGGCCCTGGCCCCGTGGGCGCAGATCTATCCGCTTGCATCAGGGGTATTCCGCGCCTTCATGCGCTTGCAGGTCACCGATCCGGTGGTCTGGTATTCGTGGGCCAGCGACGGTTCGGAGAAAGGATCGATCTCGTTCACGCCGACAATGGCGAATGGCACGATCACATTCGCCGCCAATCCCGCGGCCGGTGACTCGATCCAAATCGGCAGCACGCTGGTCACCTTCGTCACCGGCACGGCAACCGGCAATCAGGTGCAGATCGGGCTTACGCTCGAAGCGACGATGGCAGCGCTGCTGGCATTCCTCAATGCTTCCAGCGATTCCCAGATCGTGCTCTGCTCATATTCGGTTGCCGAGTACGTTCTCAGCATCGTTTACAAGACCACGAGCATGGCCGGCAATCAGTTCATCATTGCGGCATCGGCGGCAACGCCGTCAGCGACGACATTGTACGGCGCCGGCGGCGTAATGCAGATGAGTGCGCCGATCGGAGACATTCAAAATTTCAGCGGAGTCTATGTTTACGATTGTCGCTGGGAGTATTCCAGCGACATTGTTTATTTGTTTGGCGGCACGCTGACGTGGATTGAGGGAGTCACACGGTGAGCGATACCGCATACGTAACCTCGGGCCCGCCGGCGACCATTGGGCAAAGCCCGGTAGCGCCGACGCTGGCCGAGGCGATCACCGCGGCGCAGGCTAATTCCTCCCTGGCCGCCAATTCGGCGGCGGCGGCGGCTGCCAGTGCGACGGTGGCGGCGAACTCGGCAACGACGGCAGCGAACGCGCAGGCCGCTGTCGCGGCTTACGAAAGCACGGTCATCGCCGATCTGGCCACGGTGCAGGCCGACGTCATCAATGTCACCAACCAAGTCACGGTGGTCAACGCCACGGCCGCCACGCTGATCGGCGACCTTGGCGCCGCACAAACAGCGGCTGCCAGCGCTAGCGCTGATGCGATCACGGCGACGAACGCGGCAGGCTCGGCCAGCAGTTCCGCGACCGCGGCGAACAATTCCGCCACAGCTGCTGCGGCATCCGCGGCGACGGTTAACACCGCCAATCTTCTGGCCAAGGCTAACAACCTCAGCGACGTGGCCAGCGTCGCGACCGCACGCACAAATCTGGCGATTGACGGACGGACGTCGCGCGGTGATGCGAACTATACGATCCTGGCGACCGATGTCGTGGTCGCCATTACCGCCGCCTGGACGTTGGGTCGCACCTTCACACTGCCAGCCGCAAATGCAGTCAATGCCGGCCGTCATCTGCTCATCATCGACCAGATCGGCACCATTTCTGCCGCGCATCAGCTCACCCTGGCGCCAGCTGGCACCAATATTCTCAATAACGCCAATGCGCCCGACAGTTTCTCGACGCCGTTCCTGGTGCTCGATTTGGTCAGCGACGGCTCGACAACCTGGAATTACGCCGTCAGGTCGATCGCCGAAGGCGGCACCGGGGCGACGACGGCAGCGGCGGCACTGACCGCGCTCGGCGCAGTGGGGCTGGCCTCGCCGGCGTTCACTGGCGTGCCGACGGCACCGACGCCAGCAACCGCGGACAACTCGACAACGATCGCCACGACGGCGTTGGTGGCCAACAAGATTGCCGCCATCGGTGCGCCAGTCACGTCGGTTTTTGGCCGCTCCGGCACGGTCGTCGCCGCGGCCAATGACTACAGTTTTGCGCAGCTCTCAGGGTCAGTCGGGGCGACGCAGATGCCGGCGCTGACCGGCGCCGTGACCATGCCGGCCGGCTCGACGGTGACTACGCTGGCGTCGATTTCCAACGACGTGGCGATGGCCGGCGATCTGCTCGCTACCAATATCGCAGCGCCAGCGACGCCCGGTGCCGGATCGACCCGTATCTATGTCGATCAAACGCAAAAAATCTTATCGGCGAAGAACGACGCCGGGACGATCTCCAGCACCGTAGTGCCGAGCAGCGGCTCGGCCGGCCAATTCGCCACCGGCATCGGCGCCAATGGCGTAGTGTCCTACGCTACGCCGGCGGCGCCGAATTTCTCCGCGCTCAGCGGCACCGCATCGATGGCGCAATTGCCGGCCAATGCGATTGTCGCGGCGATTGAGTTCGTGCTTGACGGCGGCGGCGCGGCGCTGACCACCGGCGTCAAGGGCTACCTCGAGGTGCCGTTCAATTGCACCATCACCCGCGCGACTTTGCTCGGTGATCAAAGCGGCTCGGTGACTATCGATATCTGGCGCACCACCTACGCGCTGTTTAATCCCGGTACGCACCCGGTCGTGGGTGACTCGCTCACGGCTGCGGCGGTGCCGGCGATCGCCTCGGGGGTAAAATATCAGGACAGCGGACTGACCGGCTGGACCAAGACGCTTTCTGCTGGCGATGTTCTCGCCTTCAACGTGAAGGTGGCGGCGACCGCGATCACCCGAGTGACCTGCTCGCTGCTGGTAACGAAGACTTAAGGGGCGCTGCAGTGGCGATCATAGTACAGCAGGTTTTCAACATTGATCTCTCTTCATTTTTTTCGCAAAACATACCCACCGGCAGCCTTCTGATCGCGCTGGGTGGCGTTTCTCTTGTTACGACACCGCCAAGCACGATCACGGACTCTGCGGGAAATGTCTACACACTTGATATCAGCACGGAAATTGCCCAAAGAGGCGCTTGCATCTACCGCTGCAACGCAACGAACCAGGCCATAACAGCAGGAGTGACAACTACTCCCATTGACGCCAGCTCGCATGTGACATGTTACAGCGTTGATCTCGTGACCGGCGTGAGCGCTCTCGACATAACCAATTCTGCCATAAGTGCCACCGGGCACAGTGCATCTTTAGCAACTGGCGTGCTCACCTCCCCCACCGAAGTCGTGTTCGGTGTACTCACGACCGACGGCGGCACCTACACCACGACAGTCACCAACGCGGGCTGGACTGACGAGTACAACAGCGTCACAGCGCCGGTTTATGTCGCGCACCAAATTGTCAGCTCCACTGCTTCCATCAACTTCGCGCCGAATTGGTCACCAGGGA